AACACGCCTTGAACATCAGACTCAGTAAGAGCCGCAGTTCCGACAGTTGAGATATTAGCCGAAGGGGTTTGGAACGCAGAAGGAATAGCGAGAACGCTGTCTTGCGAGCCAGAACCAGCAACAGTAAGCCACTTGTCAAGACCACGGGTCAGATAAGGGTTTGTACCATTGTCTAATTGTGCGGCATTGCTCGAACAGAACGATGCTTCCATATCACGCTTCAGACCTTTGATGCCTTTAGCGACATTGTTAGCGAGTTCATCACGAACACCAGCAACCGTAGCAATATCCATAGTCAAAGGAGACACACGGACGGCTCTGCGGAAGATTTGAATGTAGTTCGAGAGTTCTGCACGATAGACGAGAGGGTTAGTACCGCTCATATCTTTTACATAGTTTTCGTAAGATGAAACATCAGTACCGTCAACCGTACCCGTAGTCTTAGGGGTAGGGAGACTGTCTGCTTGCCATCTGAATTGAGTATTTCCAGGTTTGCTACCCTTCTTTGCCATCGAGGTGAAAGGGGTGTCCTTTGCGTCAATGAGCGAAATGAGGTCAGCGAGTTCTTCTCGTTTACCAGAGGTAAAGGAAGGTTCAGTAAGATTTGCCATAATTATAAATAAGGGTTAGATGAATCTTGAAGCAATGATACTTGCGAGGTCTTCAGTAGAATTTTTAGTAGCGTAGCGTTGTTTTGCAACCTGTGCACTCACATCTTTTTTGGACGCTTGTGTTGGGGCTGAAGACATTCTAGGTGCAGATGGTGCTCTTGCTGGTGCAGACTTTTGAGAAGCCTGTTCTCTGGATTTTACTCCTCGGATATAATCACCGATTACCATCTTGTAGTCTGGGAACTTTTGAATTTCTGGAAAAGCCTTAATAAAGGTTTCTGCCATTTGGCGTTCACGAGCCGCTTTATCTTTCCACCAAGGATATTCTTTTGATGCAACTTGTTCGATTTGGTTGTAATTCTGAATGTACTGTGCCCGTTTGGGTAAGTGTTCTTCCAGAGCGTCCATAGACCTAATCTTGATGTTGCGAATTTCCTCGGCTGAGTATTCGGTTTCGATGCCTTCTTTGTTCTTTACTACTGCTCCGTCTGGGTTCATTTCGCACCAGCGTCTGATTTGCTTTGCTTGGTCAGCCTCACGGCTGATTTCTTCAATGCTACCTAAGTGTGCGTAGGGGTTGTCTGCTGTTGGAGTCTGTGCTGGCTTGTTAGCCTCTTGCGACAGTCGCTCTACTTCAGATTTTAACCTATCAACTTCGGCTTCAGCCTCCCTGCGTTTGGCAGAGAGTTTGTCGATGCGTTTTTTAACGCCCTTTGGGAGTCCTCTCTCAGTATCTTCATCATCAGACTTGGTTTCTTCGGTTTCCTCGGAGTCTGGTTCTTCTGATTCTGGAGTCGTTTCTTCTTGTTCTTGTGAATGAACTGTGTTCTCATCGTCCGTAGTTGCTTCAACTTCTACGGGGGTTTCTGTATTGTTAGCGTCAGTTTCCGCTTGTTCCGCACCGCCTAGGAACTTCTCACTAATTAAATTAGCAAGATTTGATTCTGACATAGCAAGGGGTTTGCTATCGTTTGTCGGGGAGTTATTTTGAGCCGTTCCAAGGTCGGCTGATTCGTTAGTATTCATTAGATAAGGTCTAAAGTCCGTTATTTATAACAAGGTTTTGTGATAGTCCTAGAACTATTGCAGGTTAGTTATAACCTAAATTTTGTGTTAGCAAGTGCTATTTAACAATAAAACCAATTTCTTACGAAACATAGTTTTCTTGAGGCTTACCTTGGTCACGCAGAACATCGTTCCGTGTATTAACCAAGATTTCCTTAAAAGCAATGAGTGCATCAGCCCTACCAGCGTACCACGCTCTGTCTTCGCCCTTATTGTCCTTAGAGATAGCAGAGACTATCTCAGAGTCAATAGACGCATCTAGCATAGCGTGTATCGCCTTCCAAAGTGGGTCTTGTTGCTCAAATGATAAACCGTGGATTATTTCTTGTGGTAACATAGATTATTGCTGTTGAGGTTGTTGTTGACCTTGTTGAGCCTGTGTTTGCATTTGCTCTGCTTGTTGGATTTGACCCTGCATTTGACCTGCGGCTTGTTGTCCTACAGGCGTAACACCTGTGCGTCCAATTTGCTTGTTCTGCTGTTGGCTCATAGACATCTGGAGGTTCTTGACATAGTTATCGAGCAACGCTCTGAAATGCTGGTCGCTTTTCATAGACTGTTGAGCCTTTGGGTTCTTACCAACAATATCTTGCAAGTATTGTAACTTAGTAGCCGCAGATGGGTCGTTTTCAACATATTGTGCTTCGTTGCCAAGCATCATCAGCCCGATGTCAGATTGGATGTCTTTGTAGAGCATCTGTGAAGCAGTACCAGTATTGATGATAATGTCCTTAGCCTTGTCTGGGTCAATAGACTCAATAGCCGCCTTGACTAACTTATTCTTATCAATAATACCACCTTGGTCTAACGGCATCACAAACTGCATAATAGCCTTTAGTTTTTCAATGACAAAGTTAGTATCAAGTTCACGCACATCGTACTTGATGCGGAAATCGTACTGACTGCTAATGTTAGACATATTCTGAGGAAGTGGAGAACCTGTGATTCCTTCAATTTCAGCAGGGTCTAAATACTGAACCATAAGACTAAAAGTCATACTGAACGCCTCAGACCAAACATCTAACCAGTTATTAACTAAGTTCTGTTGAGTAACTTGAGTGAGTTGAGGAGACACTTGTGGATGGAACAAACCAAAGTATTGAGCGTTCTCTAGTTCAACACGGTCAATCAGATTGAACGCAGTACCAGTATCGCCCGTAGGGGCTGGCATAAAGCGGTAATCGTCTGGAGAGGTAACAGGCAGGTGCATAGCAGGGGCTACCTTGTTAATGCCACCTAGACGCTTCTTGACTAGGATAGGAGGCATCGTGGTAAACGCTGTTCGGTCACGAATAGAGTCACGCTGTGCCTTAATTTCAAACTGGTTAGTCATACACAGTTCTGGTACGCCACGAGATTCGTAAATAGGTCTGCGGAGACGCTCTCTACGATAAACTACGAAAGGATACTTATTGTGTGCGTAGCCAAGTAGTCCGTGTTCTGCATAAATTTCAGAACCAGAACGAGGGCAAAAGATAGTTTGATAGATTCCTTGGATTCCGTCTTTATCTAACTGACGGCTGTATGCGTACACAAGTTCAATCAAGTGGTCGTTGCGATGGACTTGATAATTAACTAATGAAGCCGCAGGGATAAGGTTTGGGTCGTGGAACTGACTGTGCATACCAGCCATAGCAACTGCTTCTTCTACAAACTCATCAGACCAGTCGTGAATCTGAGCCAAACCACGGAGTTCTACTTCAGAGATAAACACTCTGCGGAAAATAACACGGGCTTGTTGAACATTGATAGTTTCTGGAGGAAACGCAATTTCTTCGTACGGCTTAACTGCAACTAAACTAGGAAGATTTTTAGAAACATAAGTTTCTGGAATATCAGCCTTGCCGTTTTCACGCAAATCTTTAACTGCTTTTTTAACAGACTTAGGGTCAAGTGTTTTAACGTATTGCTGGATTAAATCAACAGCGTAGTCATCTTTTTCTCCAGACATAATTGCTTCTGGAAGGTCACGCAAAGATGTTGAAGGATTTTGTTGTATTGCTTGTTGAACAACCTGCACTAGTTCATCCATACGGATAGTCTGGAATCTAGTTCCCATCTCTTGTTCCCACACGATGTGCATAGCAGAAAAACCGTACTGCTGTGTGTACTGTGCGAGCAACTCAGCCTCGTTACGCAACTCTGTGCGTAGTTTGTTTTGAGTGAGCCACGACATAAGAATATTAGCAGATGCCGCAAAATCTCCGTCTTTGATTTCAGTTCCACTTACCTTAACTTGGCAACGGTCAAAGGTAGTCATAAGCATACCAACGAGTTCATTGATAGTCTTATCGGTCAAGCGACAGCGTACATCTGAAGCACCTTCAAACGGGAACGCTGGTTCGCCTTCTGGAAGGCTCTCTGAGTGCTTCTTTCCGTCTGATGTTTGACCAGCCCAGCGAGCAAGTCGAATATCATCATTCTCTGCAATGTTAGCGGTGTTCCCACCATTCTGCGTAGAGCGTTGGAATTCTTCGTAAAGGTATCCGATGTCTGGTGTTTCTGATGCAAAGACTAGTTTATCTCTGTTTGATGCGTATTTATCCATTGTTGTATGTGTTAATTGTTTTGTTTAAAAAGTTTATATTCCCTAGTTAAATCATCTCTAAAATAGCGGTTATGTCCGCCATCAGTTTTAAATGTTCTAACTTTTTTAGTTGCAACTATTTTTTCTAATTGCGTACGAGTGCAGTCGAGCATTTGCATTGCTCGTTGGCGTGAAAGTAAATTAGGAAAGTATGTGTTCATTAGTAAGAGCCTCCACCCCAGCCTTGTAAACTGGTTCTGTCGTTGTACTCTGGGTTCATTACCATAAGGTAACGCAAACAGTCAATAGGGTCTTTAGTTGCACCCTTTTCTCCGTCTTGTCCAGTCCATTCTTTAATACAGTAAATTAAATTCTTACAGTTATCGCTGACATAGAGCCTTGGCTTGTTAATCGGGCTGTACTCTTGATTCATATCATAACTAAAACCATCGTTGATAAGGGCTACGCCCTGCTCGATACGGATACCAGCAGAAGGCGTGAAGTGCATAGGGGTTTCACCATCATCTAGCATATCAATAAGCGTTACGCCACCATCGTCAGTTACTGCTTTAGAACCACCTGCCCGTGGGTCGATATAACGCTCAAAAATCTCTTCACCCTGCTCTAAATCAAGGATTAGAGCCTTATAGTCCGCAAGAGAGCGTCCAGCACCGTTACGCTGGGCAATGCCAGCCTTTCCGTCTGTATCAGCCGAAGGTAAAGCCCATTCGCCTTCGCTTGAATCTGGGAACTCACGATAGACATACATATCACCGTCTTTAGATACCCGCATCCAGAGCATAAACCAGTTTCTTGCTCCAGCAGGGTCAACAACCATATAGTTCGTTCCTTCTGCTGGCACTTGGTCTTCTTTAATAACATTGATTTCTTCTGTAAACCTAGGGAATTGCGACCCAGAAATGTTATCTGCCCAACCGTACGCTCTGATTTTGATTTCATAAGGCTTCTTCCCAGC